AGACATTCTTTTAGCTGTACATGATGCATTTCAGGAATGTCTTGACAATAATATTAAACTAACTCTTATTGAAGGTAATCATGATAAAGTAGACCAAGAAACATTAAGAGGATATTGTCATGTGTTTGACTCATTCGACAATGTAAGGGTGATTGATACCTGGGGAGAAGTCGGATTTGGACCTATCGGTGTAGGACTTATGTCCTATTTTCCAGAGAACGGTTCTTTCTCTGACAAGTTACAAGAAATAACAGAATATTTCTCAGGAACAAATTACGAAAAATGGATTCTATACATCCATCAAGGAATACGTGGTGCCCTCTCCCAACCTGACGAGTTACCAGCAAAGATATTCAAAGACTGGGATCAAGTATTAGTTGGCCATTATCATAACCGATGCAAGTTTGCTAATATTGAATACATCGGATCATCCAGACAGCACAATTTTGGAGAGGATGAAGAAAAGGGGTACACAATCTTATTCTCAGATGGTTCAACTCAATTTATCAAAAACGAGGTTAACATCAGATATAAAACCCTTGAAGTTTCTTTCGAAGAGATTAACTCTCATATGAAAGAAACCATCGATGATCTTGTTCATGATGGATATAAAGTGAGGGTAAAAATCAACTGTAAACCAGAGCAGGTTAAAAGCATTGACAAACAGTTTTTAATCGATTCTGGAGCATCAAAAGTAGAAGTAACACAAGATAATGTCGAACTGATAAAAGCCTCTCAGAACGACTTTGATAAACGTTATGACAAGAATGGATTGAAAGATGTGTACTCATCATTTTGCCAGGAAAACAATATTACAGACGAAGAAGCAGAGATTGGAATTAAATACTTAAATGTGATACAATAAGATGTGGAAAATAAAGAAAATAAGAATAAAGAACATATGTACACTGAAAGATATTGATTATTCATTCACCCAAGGAGTAACAACATTAGTATTTGGAAACAATTTGGATAATGATAGCCAAAAGAGTAATGGCTCTGGAAAATCAGCATTGACTGAAGCAATCGTATTTGGATTAACCGGGTCCCCTCTTCGTCAGGTAAAGAATGATGAACTTATAAATAATGATGAAGAAAATGCTTTTATCGGAATAAGGCTAGAAAATACCGTCAATAAAATATCTGTAGATATAGAAAGAACAATCTACAGAAAAGGATCACCAGATATTACTGTTTCCATGTATAGAGATGGTAACTTGGTTGATGATGGCTCTACTGTTAAATCTGGAGTGGATGAATATAACAAGTACATTCTTGATCTACTTGGTCTAAGTAAAGATGAAATATACAATAGTTATATTCTTTCAAAACATCGGTACCAAGACTTTCTATCTGCCTCCGACAAGGACAAGAAAGAAATCATCAATAAATTTAGTAACGGGAACTTGGTGGATCAATCTATCCAGGCTGTACAGATTGATAAAAAACCTTTAATGGAGCAATTTGATAATACCAAACTTGAATTATCCAACTTTGAAGGTAGAATATCTGCTACTGAAGAACAAATTGAGAATGAAAAGAAAAATGCCGAAACAAGGCAAATAACAAAATCTCAACGTATTCAAGAAGTAAAAGACTTAATTAAAAGCCATCAGGATTTAATTAATGAGCAAAAAGCTAATATTGAATCCTATAAATCAGAGCAGAACACTCTAAACACTGTCGGTGATGAACTAAATGAACTGGACGATAAGTCTCAAGAAATCGCTATTAATGAGATTTTGGGTAATATAAATACAATATTGTCTAAAACAAATTTAGTTTCTTATGATTCAAAATCCTTCAATGAAACTAGAGAACAGTTATCTGATCAGATTAAGCTAAAGAATGAAGAATATGAAAAACTGAGACAAGATATTATCCAGGTTGAATCAGACTTACTATCATTATCAATTGATTTAACACACCATCAAGAGAAGTTCAACAGTGAAAAAGTTACTTATGATAAATTCATTTCAGATTTTGAAGTCAAAAGACAAGAATATTGTGTTAAGCGAGAAAAGCTGAATGAAGTCATTAAGTCATTCAGGGCAAAGATTACTAAAAACAATTCTACAATCTCAGATCTGGAAGCAAAAATTAGTGGTTCTATTGAATGTCCTCATTGTAAGAAACATTTCATTCTTGGAGATAAAGACTTTGATATTGACAATGCTAAATCTCTAATCAAATATCATACAGATGAGAATAATATATGTATTAGTGAAATAGAAAAATCAGTCAAAGACTTAGAGTGTATTGATAATTATATTGATAAATCAAATAAGTCAAAAATAGTTAGGTGTTCTTTATTAGAGACTATTGAAAAAGATTTTAAGGCAGCAGAAAGAGCAGTCACCCTTAAAAACGAAAAGCTGCAAGATGTCAAAAGACAACAAAGCAATATAGAAAATATCATTAAGGAACTGAAAGAGAAACAAACTCATTTGGTTAACAATATGTTTGATGATATTTTCAATAATATTACAAGATGTTTTACAAGGCTTTCAAACTCCATAAAATCGGCAAACGAGTCTATTTCTAATTATAATGGTATCATTGAGACAAAAAAAGAATTGATCAACAAACTAGAAACAGAGGATGAGAACTCAATAATATCATCATTACAATCTTCTCTTAAGGAATACAAAAAGAAAAAAGCGATAGTATACAAAAAGAGCAACGATCTGGATGAGCGGATAAAATTATTGAACACACAAGAAGCTAGATTCATTGCTTTTAAAACTTACTTAGCTAACAGTAAGGTTGAAGCTTTAAACGATATCACAAACAATTTCCTTGAGCAAATCGGCAGTGATCTAAGAGTTAGATTTGATGGATATACAATGTTAAAGTCTGGAAAGATAAGAGACAAAATATCAGTCTCGCTACTTCGTGACGGCATCGATGTAGGTAGTTTCGCTAAATTCTCAGAAGGAGAGAAAAGTAGAATACAACTTGCAACAATCCTTGCAATGAATACTCTTACTAATAACAATGCTGAAGGAGATAAAGGTCTTGATTTATTAATATTGGATGAAATATTAGCAGCAGTTGATGAGGAAGGGTTAATTCATATATTGGACTCTCTTAACAAACTAAAAATAACATCATTAGTTGTTTCACATGGTAAAACTGCAGAATCATACCCTCACAAATTAGTAATAACAAAACAAAACGGAAACTCAACAATTAATGGATAATCATTTAAAAGTACCTGTTGACCTGAAGAAAGAAGATATATTGGCACTAGATATTGCCACACATTGTGGATACTATTCTACACTTAGTTCTGGAACCTGGGATTTTACCGAAAAGAAATCAAACGACTGGAAACAACACCTAGATTTTAGAACAACCATACTAAACTTTATAACAAAGAACAATATTAGACTGATTGCAGCCGAAGATGTAAATGTAGGGGGGCAATTTTCTGGTATGAGAAAGTTGAGTGAATTTAGAGGAATACTTATGGAAGTGTGTGATAAACTTAGTCTTCCAGAACCAATATTCGTAAATGTATCTTCTATCAAAAAATTTGCTACTAACAATGGCAAAGCTGATAAAAAAGACATGATACAAGCAATGATTGATAAATATGGTCTAATTCCAGTTGATGATAATGAAGCCGATGCATGCCATTTATTTCATTTAATATGTAAACGTTACCGATTATGAGTATTTCAAGAAGAAATCGTAGAGCATTAGATAAGCATTTGAACAAACTTGGTATAATCCTGAGTCGCTTTTATGATTTTCTTTCTAAGTCTGATAAGCCCTCGGACGAAGATGTAAGAAATAAGTTCATTGAATATGAAAAAGAATGGTTATCCTACTGTTTAAAGAAGCAACTCCCCATAAATTTACATTCAGAGTTTAAACACCAAGTATCAGAAGCGTGGAAGCACAAACAAACAGAGCAATAGAGCGAAGGCCAGATACAGATGAAGACATAAAAAGAAAACATAAATTATTCTACCAGTATGTCGTACCATATGAAAACATGATATATAAGTTAGTAATTCAATATTCAATGCAAAAAGCATATATAGATGACAATTATGTCGAATGTTTAGTGAATTACTATAAATACATAGAAACTTATAACCCCTCAATGTCTATTAGAACATGGCTCCACATAATATGTAAAAGATTTGTTCATGATCTGGAAGAAAGAAGAACAAGACAAGTTCAACCTACTGATGATGTTAATATTGAGAATTCAGAAGAATTTATGTATGAACCCAACAATTCAGAAGATGATGCTCTCAATTGCAGAAAGTGGACTGAAATATATAATGATGAAGAAATTGAAGCTCTACAGTCATTAAAACCTATTTATCGAGAAGCTTTTTTATTACAGCATGCAGGGTACAAGTTAAACGAAATAGTTGAAATATCATATCGGAATGGAAATCTCAAATCAAAGAACATTGATACAATAAAAAGTAGATTGTTCTTAGCCAGGCAATTTTTACAAAGAAAATTAACTAGAAATGGTGAAAGACGAACTGATTAAAAAGTTTGTCACGATTTATACTCAGATAGAAAGAAAATGCCTCCATCCTCAGTTTTCTTTTCCCGGAGGTGGAAAAGTGTACAGAGAAATGGAGGCATTTGTCGATAGATTAGAAAAAGAATTTGGAGAAATAAGTAACGGACGTATTGTAGATTACTGTATCTGTTTAGTCCATTATCGCAGAGATCTAAATAGGATTTGGAAACCTAATCTATCATTTGGTCCCAAATCAATAGAAAGATATATCGAATTCAAAGGTGGAAAAAGATATTTCGAAGATCAATGGTTGAAAGAAAATGGATTAACAAGATCCGAACTTGAAGCGATTATCTCAGATAATACAACCCATCCCCTAGCCCAATACATCTATCTGGAATCGGAAGAACAAACAAAGAAAAGAGCACAGAAACTAAAAATGGGAGTTCTGATGTGCGAAAGGAGTACTTTACTATATACCCCATTCTCTAAGAGTTGTATTCATTGTAATTCTATAATTGAATGCAAGGCTCTCACACAGAAATTATATCCAGAACTATTTAGAATTAGATTAGAACGATGGCAAAAGACGAAATAAAACAATTAAGTGAAGATTTTCTGTATATCTTATATAATGCAGCTTTGAAACACAGTAATATTTGTGGTATCATCGTTGAAAATATGAAACCTGATTATTTGCCAGATAAGCAATTCCAAGTAATCAATAAGATCATTAGTATCTATTACAAAGCAAACAAATGCTCTCCTTCGGTTGGCATTTTAATGGAAAAAATCAGAGATGATTTGGATGCAGTGGAATTAATTCAGACTATCAATGAAGTAACATACAACGAAACCGATGAAATTATTATCGATACCCTTGAAGAGTACATCAAAGATGTAAAACTAAAACAGCTATATGCTAAAATTCCAGGTTACTATAATAAAGGTCAGGCAGAGAAAGCACAAGATGAAATAAAAAGATATGCTGAATGGTTAAATATTTTTTCTCTTCATTCTTCCAGTTTTATTGATGTTATTGGAACTTTCAAGGAACGTTATGATGACAATTTGAGAACGATGAATGACATGAATCTTCAAAATAAGCCTATTGTATCACGATTTTATATAGATGATTTAGATAATATCAACGGTGGAAGGAATTTAAGAACTCAGCTAACATGCTTTTTAGCTCCTACCGGTGTCGGAAAATCTCATATGGCTAGACATATTGGACTGCATGCTGCAACTGATGATGGACTTAATGTATTACATTTCCAGTTAGAAGGATCACAAAAAGAAGTTATTGATGCTTATTCTGGAGGGTTAATAGAAAAAAGTTCATATTTATACGAAAGAGGAAAATTAAGTAAAGCCGAAGTAGAACGTTTTGTAACACAAATGGAGCAATATGCAGGAAACATCGACGTTAAGGCATTTCCCAGGTTCAACAACAAAGTTACTACAATAGATATTAAAACTGGGATTGATGAGTATAAGAAAATCTATGGTCTTACACCAGATGTCGTTATTATTGACAGCATGGATCTACTTGGAGATGCTAGTGGTAAAGCTTGGGATAGTGATCATGAACGTCATAAACGTATCGCTGTTGCTAATGATTTAAAGGATATTGCCGGAGATGAAGATATCTGGATCGTTGTTACTTATCAAGCAACAATGGAAAATAGAGATTGGCTTAATGACGAAAAAAATGTATTAACCGAGTTCAATTGTTCTGAAGCAAAAGGTCTAGCGAGACCAATGACTCATTTAATTTCGATGAATCAGTCGGATAAAGAGAGAAAAGAAAATATTATGAGGCTCCATGTAGCCAAATCTAGGTTTTTCAAAAAGGGAAACATATTCAAAATAGCTACTAGATATGAGGATGAAGTGTTCTATGATAGGCAAAGAACGTTAAATCTGAGTAAAGTAAAATGAAAAATGAAGGCTCATGGTATATTTCTATGGGCCTTTAGTTTTTTAATTAATTTTTGTCATTATATTTGCATTGTCAAAATGAACTACAGCAGACAAGAAGTTGAGTTCATTATACAGGAACTCAAAATTGAACTGAATGGACACCTTGACGGATCAGAAAAAAACCTGATAGCAGAGTATTGTCCTTACTGTCGAAAAAAACACAAGTTTGCGGTTTACATTGGTAAGCCTACTGCAAGAAAACAATTATTTGCTTCGCATTGTTTTTCATGTGGAAAATCTAACAGAGAACTCAATCCTTTATTAGAAAAACTTGAAAGATCCGACTTAATATTTGAAGCTACTACTGCACTTGACGTTGAATTAGAAGCCTCTCTTCTACTCGACACCACTGGAGAACAAATTGATGACTCCTTAGATATTATAAAACCTCCTAAAGGATTTAAAAGATGCTATAAAAACAATTATTTAAAATCTCGTGGATTTAACGCTGATGATTATGAATATTTCCCAGTAGGTACAACAAGAGGATGTAACTTTCAGTTTGACGACTATGTAATATTTCTCATTGTTGATGCTGGTGATATTGTTGGATGGGTGGCCCGACATATTTGGCCTAAATCAGACATAGAGGATTATAATCGAAAAGCGAAACGGGCGGGTACATTTCAATTGAGAAGGTATAAAAACTCTACCGAAAATGAATTTATGAAGTTACTATATAACTATGATACAGTCATTGAAGGAGAAACCGATACCGTCATTTTAGTAGAAGGAGTTTTTGATGTCATCGCTCTTACCAGAAAATTAGAGCTTTATGATAACCAAAGAGTCGCAGTAGTGGCAACATTTGGCAAGAAGATATCTACTACTCAGATATATAAAATTCAATCTAAAGGGATAAAAACAATTGTTATAGCATACGATGGTGATGCTGTAGAAACAATCAAACATACCTCCCAACAATTAAAACCATATTTTGATACATATATAGCAGATATTGATGGTGATCTTGATTTTGACGAAATGTCATATGAAGAAATATACGAGACTTTTGCTTGTAGGATTAAGACACCTATCGAATATTCATTAAATAAAATATGATAATATGAATGAACAAAATAAAATTTATGCTGATAAAAGTCCTGATTGGATCGGGAAAGAAAATAAATTATGGAATATCTTTTTTCCTAGATGGTGGAACCCATTGTTTTGGACATTAGTCTTCATCGCTCCAATTATTGACAGTATTGATTGTGTATGTCACAAAGGTGATGAAAATGGATATATTTTTTCTTTTTTCTATGGATTATCAGAATCAGCCAAAGAGGTCTGCGATTTCTTTCAGAAGTATAAGGTGTGATAAAAAGTCTGTCTGAATGGCTATCTATAAACAAAATATCTTATAAACAAATCGATGACGATGTAATCGAAATCGAGAATTTTGGTAAGCTATTCATTAATGATCTAAATGAAGTAGACTCCATATTCCGGAAAGATAACACTGGTGAAGTTATCTTTAACCTGATGGAGACACAAGAAACTCTTTTCCAAGAAGAAATATATTTCACCTGTTTCCAATTCGGAAATAACTGGTATTATTATGATTTACGGGAAAAGTTTTCACTTAACATTCTCAAATATATCGGTAAAAGAACTCCTATTAAACACAATGAACAATTTGTTAATCTTGGAATACATACTCCATTCGAACTTTTACAAGGATCTTTCCAGGTATCTGAATGGGTTAAGAAAGCTAAGTATCTAGGTCACACAGCCATCGGCATATGTGATAAGAATACTATGGCCGCATCCCTTGTACTCCAGAAAGAATGTAAAAAAGCTGAAATAGGATATGTGATAGGATATACCCTAGATATGAAAGATGGAGACATTATTATCCCTGTGAAGATTTATTGTCAAACAAATGATGGTCTTCAGAATCTTCTCAGAATCCAAAAAGAGATCAATGTTGATAGCGATACTAAAACTATCTCATATTCTCGATTGATAGAGTATGTACCTGGAAACATTGTTGTATTTGGAACTCTTTCTATAAACTGGATTTCTGAAAACCTTAGTAAAATAAGGAATTTAGAACACTGTGCCAAAGGAATTTATTACCAGGTTGATCTTACAGAGTTCAAAGCTGATCGCTTTGATAAAGCATATCTTGAAGCAATTAAGATGTACTACGATAATTTGTATTACGAAATCCATCCAGTTCTAATATGTGACAACTATTATCTCGATAAAGAAGATGCAAAGAATAAAATAATTCTAAATAAAGTAGCCGATGGTGCCGCTCATATGCAAAGCGAAGAGCAGTATTTTAAAGATCAAGATGAACTATATTCTGTGCTTGATGAATTATTTTCAGACGACTGGGATAAAGAATCACTGTTCGAGGAACTATGTACAAATACAATCAAGATTGCTGAAGGAGCCAAAGCTGCTTATGAAACAGATAGAAACTTCATGCCACAATACGACATGACTTCAGATGAAATAAAAAAGTATGGTTCTCGGCATAACATGTTCAATCAAATTCTTGAAGAAGGTTTTAAACGATTGGTTCCTAAAGGACAAGAAGATTTGTATCGTAAAAGGATGGAGTATGAAAAATACGTAATTGAATCAACAAATAACATAGATTATTTTCTCGTTCAATACGATACTGTCAACTGGGCTACTGAGAACAATATCATGGTTGGTATTTCTCGCGGTTCTGGTGGTGGATGTCTTCTACTTTATCTTATGGGAATCACTAAACTTGACCCTCTTAAGTACAATTTAATTTTTGAGCGTTTCTTACTTCCAGATAGATCAGGGTTGTACGAAACAGATGTTACAATCATTAAAGATTCAGTACCTACAAAGGAGTTTGTAGAAATAGAAATGAATGGTCGAAAATACAAATTCGATCGAGATGCTCAACTAATTGTAAATCGAGGTGGAGAAGATATAATTATTTATGCTGATGAATTGATACCAGGAGATGATATCATATTTGACAATAGAGATGTATTATGGACAATTAATGAATTATGAACATAAACTTAGAGGATAATCCTAGAATGAAAGAAGCATACGATCTAGTATGCAATACAAATGAAAACTTGTTTATTACAGGTAAAGCAGGGACCGGTAAAACCACATTGCTTCATTACCTAGTTGAAAATTGCGATAAAAACATTACAGTAGTATCTCCAACAGGTATTGCAGCAATTAATGCCGGTGGTACAACAATCCATTCCCAGTTCGGTGTACCCTTCGGACCATTCAGACCGAACATCGTAGGCAAAAATACATATCCTGGACTAGACAGTTATGGTTTAAGACCTGATAAAATTGCAGTCTTGAAAAACATGAACACTTTGATTATTGATGAAATCAGTATGGTTAGAGCAGATTTACTGGACGCTATCAATGATATCCTTTGTGTTCACCGTGGATGTAATAATAAAATGTTCGGTGGCGTTCAGGTGGTCATGTTCGGAGACTTATTCCAATTAAGTCCTATTATCAAAAAAGAAGAAGAAGAAATACTCTCTGATTTATATCAATCATTCTATTTCTTTGATTCATGGGCACTGAAACTTAGTGGGTTCAAAATGATAGAACTGGATAAGATTTATCGACAGAAAGATCCCGTCTTCATTAATATATTAAATGAAGTCAGAATGGGCACTATTTCTAAGGAGAGCTTTAGTGTTCTTAATAAAAAATGTCAACCCCGATTTAAGTCTGAAGAAAACATGATCACAGTTTGCTCTCACAATTCAAAAGCAGACAAGATCAACGCGAAAGAGTTATCCAAACTAAGTTCAAAAGAACATGTATTCAATTGCTTGACTGAAGGAGAGTTTAATAACAATTCTATTCCTTGCGACATGATTTTAAGATTAAAAGAAGGCTCACAGGTCATGTTTCTTATTAATGATCCAGATCAAAGATTTTGTAACGGAACAATTGGCACTGTTGAATACATTGATATTGATCCAGAAACTAAAGAAAAAAATGTTGTAGTAAAACTGGAAAATGGTTTATCAATAGAAGTAAAACCTCATACCTGGGACAACAATAAATTCAGTCATGATGCTGAAAGTGGAAAGATCAAACGTGAATCCATAGGTAAATGTACTCAACTTCCTATCAGATTAGCTTGGGCTATTACGATCCATAAAAGTCAAGGCTTAACATTTGACAAAGTGATCATCGATGCAGGAAGATCATTTGCTTCAGGACAAGTATATGTAGCATTAAGTAGGTGCAGAACTTTAGAAAATATGCATCTGATCTCAATGTTTAGCAAAGATCAAATCAGTTGCGACCGGAAGGTTGTAAAATTTATGAGAAATAAACGGAACGAACAGTCACCTAAAACAGAAGAAGGAAATGAAACCAATTAAATTAACAAGTGGTACTTACAGAATTACTGTAGTAAGACGTAGGACATCATCGAGATTCTACAAGGATCTTCAAGAAGGTACTATTGTAAAGTTTGAACTTTCGATGGGAATCATTGAAAAAACAACAAAGATCACAATAAATAATTTGTCAAACGGGAAAAGTTATGTTTCTCCAGCTCATATGGTAAGAGCAGTATTTATGAATTATAGCCTGGAAGAAGTATTATCAAGAGATGGCTGGGAAGATGCATATAAAAACGACAATAAAAATTAATGCTAGTAGAATCAATTAAGCTGAAAAAGTCAGCAAATGTGATACCAGTCATCGATTGCTGTGTTGGGAAGGGGTATCTGCAAGGTGAGTCAGGTTCCCTTCCTGATGTGGATATCGATTATCAATCGGATCGTCGGCAAGAAGTTAAAGAATATCTTGAAAGACGATATAATAAGAATGGTCTACAAAGAGTTTTTAGTGCCGGTACTTTTACAACAATGAAAATTAAAGCTGTTCTAAAAGATGTTGCTAGAGTTCATCATGTACCAGTAATGGAGGTAAATTACATCAACAAGATCATTGATGATGATGCAATGGACTATACAGGACTATTCAAACTTGCATATACAAATAAGAAAGTTAGATCATTCATTGAAACATACCCTAGAGTTATTGAAGATATTCGTACATTGATGAATCAGCCTCGCTCCTCTTCTGTTCATGC